CGAGCGGGTGGCGTGCGAGGTGATCGACCACCGCGCCGGTACCGAGTGGTTGGCCGAGCGGGTGAACGAAGTGTGTGCACGGCATCACGTGGCGGGCGTGGTGCTTGACGCCACCGGGCCCGCCGCCGCCATGGTGGGCGACCTCAAAGAGACGCCCGTGCTCTACACGTACCGCAACATGCAACACGCGAGCGCTCAACTGTTCGACGCCATCAACTACGGCGCCATCGGCGTGCGCCCTCACGCCGGGCTCGGCTCGGCGGTGCGTGGCGCGGCGAAGCTCGGGCAAGGCGACTTGTGGCGGTGGGGCCGCAAGCGCTCGGCCGCGGACGTGTCGCCCCTCGTGGCCATGACGGTGGCGTACTCGCAATGCCGGGCCAACCGCGGCGGCTCGCTTCGGGTCTGGTAGGCGGGCACGGTGCCCGGGTGATCTCACCCTCACGAGGCTCGTGGGATGCCCGAGCACCGCGCCCGTGGGCACCGTAGCGGGCCCTCAGTGGCGTTCTAAGCCACGCAAGCGGCTTCCGGGTGTCATCACACCGGGCATTCGACCAGGGCAAACGTAGGCCCGACCAGGCCCGACGTTATCCACAACCTGTGGATAAGGGGCCCGGGCGCACCGCGGTGGCGAGCGGCCGGAGGGACTACCCGTGTGGACACGAGGCACCCGGACCGTGGCCGAGGGTAGTTGCATGTGCAACGATGTGGGTGTGGTGGCCCGCCGAAGCATGTTCCGTTCAGCCCGGCAACCATCGCCCACGCCCGTACGAGGTGGCGCCATCGGTGGGAACGGTGGCGGGCTCGGTACCGCCACCGTTGATGGTTCGGGCCGCATGTTGTGGGCGGGTGGCAACACGTGGCCCGTGAGCGGCGAGGGCGCGCCCGTGGTGGCCACGCCCGCCACCACGCTCGGGCTTCCGGCCGCATGGCGCGCGGCCAACTTGATCGCGGGCACCGTGTGCCAGCTTCCGCTACTTGACCGGCAAGACGACGGCGGTGTGTGGCCCACTCGCCCGATCCTTGATGATCCGTGGCCCGTGATGGGCCGCGCCGAGTGGCTCACCTACCAGACACACGCCGCCATCATCCTCGGTGACGCCATCGCCCTACCGGCCGACTTCGATACCGATGGGCTCGCCCGGCAACTCGTGCCCATTGATCCGCGGTGGGTGAACGTGCGCCTTGATGACGCCACGGGCGCGGTGCTCTATGACATCTTCACCACCGAGGGAGTCACCACCCTCGGGCGTTCGGACGTGTGGCACGCGAAGGGCTTAGTGCTCACGAGCGACGGGTTGCGCGGCATCGGCGTGGTGTCTGCCATGCGTGGCGCGCTTGAGGGCGCCTTGCAACTCCAACGGTACGGGCTGAACGTGTACGCCGCGGGCGTGCCCTCGGGCATCGTGAAGGTTCATCTTCGCGAGGTGGCGCAAGATCAAGCGAGCAACATCAAGGCAGACTGGCTTACCGCCTTCCGCGACCGCACGCCCGCCGTGCTGAGTGAGTTGATGGACTTCACGCCGATCGCGTGGAGCCCGGAAGACGCGCAGTTTCTTGAGTCACGCCGCATGAGCGTGGCCGATGTGGCGTTCATGTTCAATCTTGATCCGACCGACCTAGACACCTCGCTCGGTAGCTCGCTCACCTACGCCAACCGCGAGCAACGGGCGTACGAGCGACTGCTAACCAGCATCGGCCCGCTACTCGTGCGGCTTGAGCAGGCCTACCGCTTCGTGCTTCCTCGGCAACACCGCGCGCAGTTCGACCGCTCGGTGGTGTTGTGGTCGGACGCGCAGACGCGCGCCGTGGTCGAACAGACTGAGCTAGCAAACGGCGCCATCACGCTCAACGAAGTGCGCCGGGCCAACGGGCGCGAGGCCTACGGCAAGTGGGCCGATGAGCCGTTCGGCAAGCCACCGAGCGCAACGCCGCCACCGCCGCCGCTTGTGACGCCGCCGCCCGATCCCTCGCTACCGCCGTTGCCCGCCGCCTAGGAGGTGTGCCGCCCATGCCCATCGAACACGTGCGCTCCCTCGTGGTGAGCGACATGGAGATAACCGGCCGCACCCTTGAGGGCCAAGCGTTGCGATGGGACACGCTCTATCGCGTGAGCGATGACGGGCGCCGCTTCTATCAAGAGGGCTTCCGCCGTGGCGCCTTCGGTGACGCCATCGCCCGCCGCTCGTGGTTCGAGCTACGGCCCGAGCACGCCGATGACCGCATCGGCGCCGTTGCGTTCCACGAGGGCGCCGATGGGCTCGTGTTCTCAGCCACCATGGAGCCCGGCGACCGCGGTGACGATGAGTTAGAGCTAGTGCGCTCGGGCCGTCGCTCGGGCGTGAGCATTCGCTATACCGCGCTGGCCAACGAACGCGGGCGGGCGGCACCGCCGTGGTGGCGTACGAAGGTCGATCTACGCGAGTTGAGCTTGACGGCGCGCCCTCAGTACGGGCCCGATGCCAAGGTCTTGGCCATGCGCTCGCACGCCCTTGAGCGTGATGCCGACGTGGCCGCGCTGCTTGACTGGACACCGCCCACGGTGTAACCATCTCGCTCGGGTAGTTGCATGTGCAACGGCCCGGGTGCGTGGTGGGTGAGCAAGGGCCGCGCGGGCAACACGTCCGACTTCCGTTCACCCGAGGTGCTCGCCATGCCTGGTTTGCTCGACCGACTCAGCGCGCAATACACCGCCGCGCAAGACCGCTACCGCTCGCTTGAGAACCTCGTCACCGAGGCCGACCGCGATCCCACCGAGGTGGAAACGGGCGAGCTTGCCACGCTCACCGAAACGATGCGCTCGCTCCAGCCACGCATCGAAGAGGCCGCGGACATGGAGCGGCGGCTTGCCAGCACGAACACCGTGATCGGCTCGGTGCCCTCGGGCCCGGCGCCCGCCCGCCGTGATGGCCCGGCGCCACACGCATCGCGACAGCCCGCCGAGGCCTTCCGTTCGTGGGGCGAGTACGCACACGCTCAGGCCATGGGCCAGGTGGACACCGAAGCCCGCGAGGCCATCGATGATGCCGCCTTGAGCTACATGGTGGAGCACGCCCGGGCCCTCGTGGACGTGACCACCGCCGACGTGCCCGGCATCGTGCCGCCTATTTGGATTCGCACCATCGCTGACACCATCTCGGCCGCTCAACCCTTCGTGCAAGCGTTCTCACAGATGCCGCTTCCCGATGTGGGCATGACACTCACGTACCCGAAGCTCGCCACCCGCCCGCTCGTGGGCAAGCAGACCGCTGAGAAAACCGAGGTGCCCTCACGCAAGACCACCATCACGAGCGCGACCGCGAACGTGGTGACCTACGGCGGCGGCGAAGACGTGAGCGTGCAAGTGCTACAGCGCACCGACCCCGCCTACCTCGGGCTCATGCTTGAGTTGTACGCCGAGGCCATGGCCATCGTGACCAACACGGACGCCATCAACGGCGCCCTCGGTGCGTTCGGTGCCGCCATCGGCATCGGCACCGATGCGAGCACGTGGAACGATGCGCTCGCGCAAGTGGTGGCCGACATTCTCAAGACCTCGCGCATCATGCCCGACACCTTCGTGATGGGTACCGACATGTGGGCCGCGTTCGCGGGTGCGAGCGATGCCGATGGCCGACCGCTGTTCCCTGACGCGTCGCCCATGAATCCGATGGGCCGTACGTCGTTCTCAAGCACCACGGGCGACGTGCGCGGGTTCTCATTCGTGGTCGATCCGATGATGCCCGCCGATACCGGCATCATCGGCGCACAGTCCGCGTTCACAAGCCTGCTCGGGCCCGTGCAAACACTGAGCGCTGACAACGTGGCCAAGCTCGGCCGCGATTACGCGGTCTTCCGGTTTGCCGCGTTCATCCAACGTCGGCCCGACGCCGCCGCGGTGGTGTCACTCACCGCGCCGTTGCCGTAGGCCATGACGATCACCGCCGCCGAGCTTCGCGAGTGGTCACAGATCACCGCCACCGACCCCGCCACCACGAGCGGGCTTGATGAAGCGGTGGCGAGCGCGAATGCCATGATCGTGCGGCGGTGCATCACCCTTCCCGAGCCGTGGCCCGCCGAGGTGCACACCGCCGCGCTCATCGAAGCGGCGCGCACGTTCAAGCGGCGCGGCTCGCCCGAGGGCGTTGCCGGGCTCGGCGGTGACTTCGGCATCGTGCGGGTGACGTCGTTTGATCCGACCATCGAAGCGAACCTAAGCCCATGGCTCAAGGTGGCCTTCGCGTGATCGACCTCGGCGCATGCCGTACGGCCCTCGCCACCGCGTTGCGCTCGGCCGAGTTGAACGTGAGCGACGGTGGTGACCTCGTGCCCAACGGTGCGAGCATCGGCCCGTTCGTGTGCTCGTATCACCGCACCATCGGCGGTAGCGATCACGTAGGGCTCACCGTTGCCGGGTGCGAGGTGCGGGTGGTGACCGACCGCGCCGACGAAGCGAGCGCGTACGGGCGGCTTGATGCCGCCATGACGCACCTACCGCCGATCATCGAAACGGCGCCGGGCCCGTGGCATGCGCTCGTAGTGCAATCGGCCCGACCCGATTCACCGTTGCAAGTGGGCGAGGCTTCGTACGCGTCGCTCGCCCTCATCATCGAACTACACGTGTAGGAGGAAGCGAAGCCATGGCCGAGCCCACCGTCATCATCATCACGAACGCCATGCTTCTACTCGGTGACACCGCCGCCGATGTAGACCCCACCACGCCGTTGGGCGAGGCCTTCGAATGCGGCACCACAAGCGCGGCCATCAACGCCACGCCCAACCTGCAAACGGTGCCCGCTACTTTCTGTGCGCCCGCGAGCCAGGCACCCGCCGCTACCGGCTTCGAGCTTGCCATCTCGTGGCTTCAAGATTGGACGGCGCCGGGCGGCGGCTTGAGCATGTACGCGTACGAAAACGACACGCTGCTCAAGTATTTCGCGCTCACCCTTGATCCCACTCAGCCACCGCTTGCCACGGGCACCGTGCGGATCGTGGCGGGCGCGTACGGCGGTGATGCGGGCGTGCCGCTCGTGACCACGGCAACGTGGCCATTGCCCACGAAGCCGACCATCACCGTGCCGCCCGCATCGGTGACCGCCGCCGCCGCCGAGCCCGAGGCCGAGGCCGAGCGGGCCGACTCCCTCGCTTCGGCCTAGGCCGCGTGAGCAACCGTGGCAAACGACGTAGGCCTACCAGCGCTCAACGCCCGTCTCAGCGCAATAGAGAACCTTCTAGCGGGCGATATGACGCCCGCGGGCCACGCGGTGGGCAAGGGCGCCCGGACCGAGGCAAACGCGGTAGCCCGAGACGTGACCGGCGGTGACATGGTGCTCTCACGCATGGGCCGCAAGGGCGCGCGGCTCGGCATGCGATATGACTTGGCCGACCAGGGACGACGGGTAACCATCAAGCTCGCACCCGCGGGCCCGTGGGTGCTCACCGAGTCGGGCGCGAAGCCACACACCATCAAGCCTCGCGCCGGGCGCGCTCGTGGGCTCGGCTCGGGTTGGGGCATCGACGCCGCCGTGTGGGCTTCCTCGTACAACCACCCGACGCGCAAGCCGTTTACGCACCCGGGCACGAAGGGCTCGCAAGCTCGGCGCACGATCACGCGCACCTTCGCCCGCACCCGTGAACGGGCGACGCGCGACTTTCACGAGGCCTACATTCGCGGGCTTGCCCGAGTGATGGCGTAATGGCCGACTTCACCGACCGCATCAAACTGGTCTTCGAAGCTGTCACGTCAGACGCCACCTCGGGCGTGGGCAAGCTCAAGAGCGGCGTAGGCGAGGCCGAAGGTAGCTTCGGGAAGCTCAAGGCGGCGGCGGGTGGCGCGCTGGACATGATTACGTCGTCGCCCGCGGCCATGGCGGGCGTGGCGGTGGCGGTGGGCAAGGTCGCGCTAGACCTCGCTACCGGCTTCGAAGATGCCGCCTTGAGCGCGCAGAACTTCGCCACCGCGAGCGGCTTGAGCGTGGAGCAGGCTTCACGGTGGCAAGAGGTGGCGGGCGACCTCGGCGTGAGCACCGAAACCCTCGCGGGTGCCGTGAACAAGATGGACATTGCCGCGAGCAAGGGCGTGCTTGACAAGCTCGGCATCGGCGGCGATGACACGAACGCAAAGCTGCTCAACGCCTTCGCGCACCTCAACGGCATACAAGACGCGAGCGAGCGTGCGTCACAGGGCGCGCAAATCTTCGGCAAATCGTGGGCCACCCTCGCGCCGCTCGTGGCCGAGTCGGGCGACCTCGCCGCGAACCTCGCCGCGGTGAGTGATTCGAAGGTGATCGATGAGGGCGAAGTCCGCAAGGCGCAAGAGATGCGCGATGCCATGGACAAGCTCAGTGATGCCGTCGATGACGTGAAGCTCGCCGCGGGCGAAGCGCTCATCGGACCCATCACAGACATTGCCAACATTGTGGGCCACGTGACCGATGGCGTTAGCGGGCTCGCGGACGCCACGGGTGGGCTCGTGGACGTGGGCGGTGTGTTCAAGTCGCTCAACATCTTCGCGGGCTTGCCCGACGTGCTTGACGGGCTCTCGCGGGCAACGGACTTTAGTGCCGGGTGGCAAGAGCAACTCAAGGGCGTGGGCTCGGCCCTCACGAGCAACATACCCGTGGTCGGCGGGTGGGCCGATTCGTTGTTCGGTGCCGATGACGCGCAAGAGAAGGCGAAGGAGTCGGCCCAACGGGCGGCCAGCGCGGCGGCGGTGCACGCGCAAGCCATGAAAGATCAAGCGCAAGCGGCCGACGATGCCGCCGCCGCGCTGGACGGGTTGCTCACCGCCACGCTCGGCATGTTCAACTCAAACCTCGCCCTCGCTTCGGCATCGGACAAGACCGATGAAGCCATCGCGGCCTACGCCACAAGTGCCGCCGCCGCCGAGGCCGCATCGTGGGGCAACGCCGACGCGAACAAAGAGGCAGACAAGTCCATGCGCGGCGCCGAGTCGGCCGCGCTCGCACAAGCGGCGGCGGCGGCGAAGCTCCAAGAGGATCAAGCGAAGGCGAACGACGTCACGTGGAATGCGAACGACGCCGCGACCGCTCAAGCCAACTCGCTACGCACCGTCGCGGGCACGCTCGCGCCGGGCTCACCGCTTCGGCAACACCTGCTCGACTACGCCGACCAGATCGAAAAGGTGCCCACCTCGCATAGCACCACGTTTGATGCTGACACCTCATCGGCCGCGCAGAAAATCGATGCCCTCAGCATCAAGATTCACGGGCTCGCTACTGACCTCTTCGGCACGCTTCGGGCCATCAGCAGCGCGAGCACCACGAGCGTGGGCGGCTCGGCCGTCATCACGGCACCGAGCAGTGCCACGGGTGCGAGCACCACCCGCGCGCTCGCACCCGTGCCGACGTTGGCAACGCCCGTGGCGCGGGCGGCGGTGCCCTCGGGCGGCGGTGCGCCGATCATCAACCTAAGCGTGAGCGTGGCGCCGTTCACCAACCCCGCCGAGGTCGGCCGCGCCATCGCTGACTATCTCGACGCGTTCTACCGCCGTAGCGGTACACGGGCCCGGGCGGTGGCGTGATGCCGTGGCCACCCGTCATCCCACCCGCGGGCCGTCTCAACACCACGCCGCAACTGGACAACCACCCGAGCGACCACAACGCCATCTCACAAGCGCTCACCGACCTCGTGGCGCAACTCAACGCGGTGCCGTGGAACAACGCGGCACTCGTCAACTCATGGGTCGCGTTTTCCGCTGGCAACCCCGCGCTCCAGTATCGGAAGGTCGGCGACATGGTGCAACTGCGCGGACTGCTCAAGGGTGGCGCGAACGGCGCCACCATCACGACGTTGCCGACCGGGTACCGGCCACCACAACAGTTACTTGCTCCGTCGATCAGCGGTGATGGCGTCGCGTGTCGGCTCACGTTTGAAACCTCGGGGATCATAACGGCGACGTTCTCCAGCCTCACGTACCTCGTGCTGCTCCACTCGTTCTCGGTGACGCCATGAGCGATCAACCCGCCGTCACCGCGTGGCCACCGCCGTTGCCGCCGAACACGCGCACGAACGCCACCGCGATGCTGGACTTGCACGCTCAAGACCATAACCAAATCGTGGACGCCCTCACCGCGCTGCTCGCCACCGCCACGCCACAACTCGCGCTCACGGAGGTGGTAACCACTCAGTCCGCCATTCAGACCACCGCCGTGGACCTCACCGGGCTCACGATCACCTTCACGCTCGCCACGCAACGGCGCGTGCGCCTTGAGGGAAGCGTGTATTTCGTCAAGGCCGCGCCGGACACTTCCGCCGCCGTGTACCTACAGATCACGGACAACACGAACACCCAAAAGCAGGGTGGCGCATCCTGGCACGGCGCGCCCGGGCACATGCGGCTCACGATCGCGCGCATCCTCGTGCTCGCACCCGGTACGTACACGTTCAAGCTTCGCGGCTTCACGGGCGCGGGCTACGTGAACACGAATAGCAACGGCGCCGAGCCGAGCTACGTGCAAGCCATCGACCTCGGGCCCGCCTAGCCATGAGCACGCTTGAGTACGGTGGCACCACCTACGGCGGTGCGGTGTACGGCGACACGCACGGCGCGCCGGGCACGTGGGGCTACCAGACGTGGGGCTCAAACGTGTGGGGAGGTGTGCTACGCACGGCGCCGAGCTTCGGCGTAGAGGTGGAGCGCACGCCGGGCGAGTGGGTTGATGTGCTATGCGACGTGCGCGCCATCGACATACAACGCGGCCGAAGCGAGCAACTCGCGAGTTTCGCGGCGGGTACGGCAACGATCACGTTGGCCGATGCGAGCGACGACTACAACGCGTGGAATCCCGCGGGCATGTGGTCGCAAAACGGCGCCTTCCGCACGGACGTCGGCATACGCGTGAGTGTGGTGCTCGGTGTTGACCGCCATTACCTCTTCACGGGCACCACGGACGACGTGATCGACTCATGGCCGAACGCGGGCGCCGATGCGCTCACCGAGGTACACGCAACGGACGCGTTCAAGTCGCTCGCCCGGGCTCGGCCCGCGAAGCTTGGTGCCGCCGTGGGCGCGGGCGAGCTTCCGGGCGTGCGGGTGGGCCGCGTGCTTGACTCGGTGAGCTTCACGGGCCCGCGCAACCTTGAGCCCGGAAGCATCGCCCTACAAGGCACGGTGTTGGACGGCACCGCCATAGACCTTGCCGACGAAGCCCGCGAATGCGAGTGGGGCGGGCTCTACGTCGATGGTGACGGCACGGTGCGCTTCCGCGCTCGCGATGCCCTCGTGACCGATCCCCGCATGGCTCAAGTGCAATGGACGTTCGATGACGAAGACCGCTTCGGCCCGTGCTACTCAGACCTTCGGCTCATGGCGAGCGATGAGAAGGTCTACAACTACGCCGCCATCTCGCGGGTGGGCGGCACGCCGCAAGTGGCCACCATTGCCGACTCCCTCGGGTGGTACGGGCCACGCACCTACACGCGCACCCTTCCCATCAACGATGATGCGGGCGCCCTCACGCTCGCGCAAACCATCGTGGCGCAACACGCCTACAACGAACGGCGCATCGATGCGATCGTGTTGGACCCCGGGTGGCACGCCGAGCTATGGCCCGCGGCGGTGGGCGTGCAACTGCTTGACCGGGTGCGCGTGATCCGCCGCACGGGCGTGGTGATCGATGCCGAGCTACTCGTACAGTCGATTCACCACGCCATCACGGGCGGCGGCAAGGATGACGGCACGCCGGGCACGTGGCAAGTCACGCTTGAGACAACGAACGCCCGCGCCGTGCGCGATGCCGGACAGTGGGACGTCTCCGGGTGGGACGTCGGAAAGTGGAGCGTGTAGCCATGCCGTGGATCGGTGACGTCGCGCCGTACGACACGATTCAATCGTTGTGGGGCAACACCATTCGCGATCACGTGGTGCAAGTGGTCGGTAGCAAGGCCGAGCGTGACGCCACCATCGCACCGAAAGAGGGCATGGTCGTTCACGTCACGGACACGCACATCACCTACGTGCGTGTCGGCTCGGCGTGGTGGGTGCTCGGCATGCCACCGCGAAGCCCGGGCACCATCCTCGGGTACGCCGCGCCGTTGTCTTCGGCGTGGTCAACGATGGCGCCCTCTTCGGGTGGGTTCTCATGGCGGCAAGCCATGGGCCATGGCACGCTGCTAGGAAGCGCGGGTTACATGGTGCCGCTCACGGGCGTGAACTACTGGATTGCGTTTGCGCTACCCGTTGCCGCCACCTTCGGTAGCCCGATGGGTACGGCTCGGGTCTACGTGGCGAGCAAGGGCACCATCTCGGGCGGGCACGCGGCGTGGATGGACAACGGCGGCACGGGTGGCGTGTCGCGCTTGATCGTGGGCACCGCGGGCCAAGACCTCGCGGCCACGGCGGTGGTCAACTGTCCCGCGGGCCAAGGCGCGGCCATCAATATCGACGTGGCAGTATCGTTCATGTGCGATCCCACCGCCGACGTGCCGTAGGAGGTACCGCCGTGGCCGATGAGTCGGGCGCCGATGATGGCGCCATCTTCGATGAGTGGGACCGCTTCACGCTTGACGAGGTGGTCATGGTGTTCGACCGACTAGAGCGGCTCTACCGGGCGTGGGTGCGCCTTCGTGGCGCCGAGGTGCCGCCCGCGCTCGTGGCCGAGGCCCGTGACCTCATCGACCATCGACTCAAGCTCACGCAACTCGCGTGGCTTCACGATGTGGCGGGCGTGTGATGGCCTACGTGTGGCTCACCGATCTAGACCAGGCCCTTGCCCACGGCGGTGTTGAGTACCTAGAAGTGCCGTTCTCACCCGCCGATCCCACGGGTGCCGCATCGTGGCGTACGCGCGGGCGCCCGGCATCAACGGGCGACTTCGCACCCGAGGGCGTGCTATGCCACCACACGGCATCGCCCGCGGGCACCGATGCCGCCACCGACATACGGGTGATCTTGGCAGGCAACGGCGACGCGCCCGGGCCCATCAGCCAGATTTATTGCGGGCGTGACGCGCAGTGCTACCTACTCGCCGCGGGCCGAGCGAACCACGGCGGCAAGGGACGCCGCCCGGGCATCGATACGGGCGGGTGCGCGGACATGAACGCGCTACTGCTCGGCATCGAAGTGGGAAACAACGGTGTGGGCGAGCGGTGGGGCGATGCCCTCACCGACCTCTACGCGTCCGTGGTGGCGGCACTGTGCGAGTGGTACGGGTGGCCCACGAGCTCGGTCTACCTTCACGCCACCACGGGCCCACCGAGCGGCGGGTGTAATAGCAAGATTGACCCCGCGGGCCCGTGGCAACGCGAGCCCGCGCTAGTGGGTTCCACGACGTGGAACCTAGACACATGGCGGGCGTTCGTTGACGAGCACCGCGGCGCCACGCCGATACCGCCCAACCCGCTACCCGGAGGTGACTTCGTGTTGACCATCTTTCAGTGCTCAGACGCATGGGCGGGCTTCCTCGGCTTCGCTTCGGGCGGTGTGGGGCAACTCGTGGAGTGGATCGACGGGCCCACCGCGGCGTACTACAAGTCGCTCGGCGCCGTGGAGCAGTCGATCACCGTGGCGCAATGCTCGGGCATGTCGCTCATGGGCGGGCTTCCTCAAGGCGACGGCGCGCACACGTGGACCGGCGCCGAGTTTCGCCGGGTGATCGTGTGAGGTGATTCAAGCCCTGTGGTCGGCGGGCGCCCTCGGCGCCGTGGCCGGGCTGTTCGTGCTCGGTGTGTTGTGGGAGCGGCACCGCCATAGCCCGCCGCCCACCATCTACCGCATCATCTTGAGCACGGAAGGGCCCGAGCACCCGCTACAAGGCCCTCTAAGCCACGAAACGGGCCCGGGTGGTGTGATGACACCCGAGGGCGACCAGGGCAAACGTGGCGGGCCACCCGAGCGCTCGGCCGATTAGGGCCCGGGCAAATCGCCCAAGGGTGGGCGTGACAACGGGTGAACCGCGGCGCGATGCTCACGACGAAGCGCTAGGGGCACCCGCCCGAGGGCCCGACTTGTGAGGTTGGATCAACACGCATCGGCTCGGGCGGGTGATGGTTCGGGCTCGGTGGCCTTCCGGTCACCTTGCCCGACCCCTAGTGGTGCGTGAAGCCTTGCGCGCCTTCGCGCGCACCGCAAGACCTCGGCACCGAGGGTGGGCCCGGGTAGGGCGTGCGCTCGCCCTCGGGTGTACGTGACCACAAGGCATCGCAACCACTCGGCGCCGTGTGTACCGAGGGCGCGCGCACGGGCTTGAGCATGGCACCTCGGGCCCGAGCGGTACACGTCCGGTACACGTTTGGTACGCGAAACGTGGGTGCCCATAGGCGCCTATAGGCACCCACGGAAACGACGAAGGCCCTGGTAGCGGGCCGATTTAGGGCTTCTACCAGGGCCTTCGCTAGAGCGTGTGTGGCATGTCGTGGATGCATGCGGCGGAAGCTCGCACGCACCCACGACCAGGGCTTATGCCGTGCGGTGCCGCTTGCGGTACACGCCGGGTACACGATTCGCTTCGGCGGTACACGCTTCGGCGGCTTCGGCCACGCTCGCCACTAGGTCAAGCGTGGGCCGATCGTGCTCGCCCTCGGCGTGGGCGTAGGTGCGGGTGAACGTCTCAAGCGTGTGCCCGAGCCACTTGGCCACGGTGGTGGCGGGCACGCCCGCGTTGTAGTGGCGTGAGCCGAACGCGTGGCGCATGTCGTGAGCCGTCCACCGGGCCGACACGCCCGCCCGTTGTGCCGCCGCCGTCCACACGTC